ATACCGATCGATCCGATCAACTCGTGCATAATGCCTCCGTCCTACCTTGACGACACAGGGCCGATGTTTTTCACCCCGTTGCATCGATAATATTCAGCCAGCGTGGTGCCTACGCTGCCTTGGTGAAACTTGCCAGACCACGGCGAAAAAGTCGCCTGATTTTGTTCTTTTGTCTGGGTAACAACCACGGTGTTTGCGTCGAACAAGGTCGCGCGCTGCTTATGCCAGTTGTAGCATTTCAGGCCCGGCTCAATGCAGACCTCCTGCATTTTGTACACGCAATTTTCCGGTACTTTATCTTCCAGTCGCACGTATTCCCACCCGGCATATTTGGTGGCACAACCCGCGAGAACGAGGCAAAGCGCGGAGGCCATTCGTTTTTTCATTGTTATCTCCTATAGGGTACGCAGTACAGTAGGGCGGAGCCGTCAGGCGATCCGCCATCATTCGGCGGAACCGATGCCGCGTTCCGCCTTACGAGTTATCAATGCTGAGCGGCATCAAGCTTGGCTTTGATCCGCTTGCCAATATATGTTGGCGCAATAAGTGTAGTGGCAGCGAGAATTAGCGCCACGCAGAACAACACAAACTGCAACGCATCATAGCCTACTTGTGAAATGGGCTGTTTGATCAAGATGAGTTTGAGCGCCAATAACGCCAAACCCAATGCACTCAGGGCTGCCGCAACCCCTCCCAATAAAGGTTCAAGCACAGGAATCGTGATTCGTAGCCTGTCGTTTTCATAGTCGAGCACATTGCCTAACCAGACTTTTTTGATTTGCCCTGGATGAAAATCGGCCATCAGGCGAGTCAGCGCCTCACGTTCCTGCTTGGCGGCACGGATACCGGTGCGCCGAAAGAATTCTTCGTATTCATTCATTTCTTTCGTAAACACCGCATGACTGTCCTGTTTTTGCGTCTGAAGCGCGACATTGAATTCGGCGGCGATATTTTGCAGCTTTGCCAGCTCATTCACGCCTAAATCCTTGAAAATCGTCGTGCCATACAGTACCTGACTGATTCGCTCGATTACCGGTTGACAGTTGGTTTCGCCGCAGGTTTTCAGCAGCACATGAGCGGCCCGCTTGATGGGATCAGGCTTGTTTTCCGGTACGTTCGCCACATGGATATTGATGATTGCGCCATCCTCGGCATTCACGGCGACGCCCGTATCGCCGTTGATTTCCACCTTAGTGTTCATTCCTTCTCCTTTTTATTTTTCCTCATATCGATCGTGAAATTACTAAGCGTTTGCGAGCCGTGCAGTTGTTGGCCTACGTCGCCATGCGTAACAAATTTCGCTTGGGAGGACGCCGTAGTCTTTGCTTCGGCACCTTTCGCAGCCAATGACGCCATGCGCTTGATGGTATCTTGATCTCCTTGGGTGCAGTGCTCCAGATTGTCCAACAGCGCCTTTTGATCAGGGCGCAACGCTTCATAGGAATCCAACGATTCCTTGATCATTTCCATATCGCCAATCTGCGCGGCATAAAGAATATCCCGAATCAATAACAGTTTGTCTTCCGGCAAATCAAGGCCGGCTACCAATTGTGTGGTCGTTTTAACCGCGTCCAATCGCTGATTCAGTACTTTTTCTCGCTCGCTTTGCAGCATCGGGCCGACGCCCGTGCCTAGCCAGTGCGCCGAGACTCCCATATTGATCAGCCTCTCAAGTTCTTTGGCACTGAATTTTTCGGCTCTTCCAGAACTTAGCCTTTTAACTCGATCAAGAGATACATCAAGCGCTTCACTTAATGCCCTCTGATCCATGCTGAAGTGGGACATTATTTGTTTTGTAAGTTTTTCTATCACACCAATACCAAAATAATTTGACAGAGTGCGATTAACGCACTTATACTTTTTCTTCACTCAACGTAGAGCGCAAATTTACTTAACAACAAACCGAGAGCCAACCATGAAAACCATCGAACAATTCATGGCCGAACTGGAAGCCGAAGGCAAAACGGTCGTCCAGTGGGCCGAAGAGCACGAATTTCCGCTCTGGGCCGTTTACCGCGTCACGTGCGGCGGCAATAAAGGACGCCGCGGCCGTGCCCACGCCATCATGGTCGCAATGGGCGTCAAGCCCGGCAGCACCAACCAACAAGCCGCCTAGGAGGCATCATGCCGCAAGAATCTTGGAAAAACATTAACCCGCCTGATGGCTGGGGAACCGGCCCATTAAAAACGCTTGATCAATTAGCCCAGGCCGTCATCGCCGACTTTGACCCCAGTAACGGTGGCAATTTTCGCCAACTGGCGGAGCAGTACGGGATGACCTTGCTACAAATGCACAATCTTATTCATGCCCGCCGTCCCGATCTTTACCAGCAGTACCTTGACCGGCGGTCATGTGCTGAAAAATCGTCGCCAGCGTTCCATGCACCGCAACCAGACATTTCGGCTGCATCAACCCCTTCTCGCACGTCGCATCGTACTGATCGTGCTGCCAGCAATCAGAAGCGTTGGGGCAGCTTGAAAAAATGGTGGCGGACCAAGCGCGTTGGCCAATCGCCAGCCAATACGGCAACGGCACCGCGAACCGGTTGCAGCGTTCACATAACCGGCGATATAGCGGGTCTATCGCTTTCCATTTCGCCGGCCAATGGTCAGGCTCTGGAATTGGTGTTTTCATCCGATGTCCACAATGCGGACAAACGTAGGTCATGCCGTGATTAGAGTCGCTCATTTTTCAATCTCCCGTCTGCGTTTGAGGCGGGGTTATTTTCGCACTGTAAAACAATTTTGTACCAGATGCAAAGCGGCTTTTTGTTTGGCAGGCGGGTTTTGGGGGAGTGCCAATGGCTAAACGCAATTGGAAACACGCACAGCCGCTGGATTTGCGTCATGCGATGGACCTGTGCCTGGAATACGCCAAGGAAAAGCACAACCGTTCCGCCGACAACATCGCCGACCTGATGGGCGAGGTCAACAAGTGGACGCTATATAAATGGATCGAGGCCGGCTCGATGCCGGTGCGCCTGGTGAAGCCCTTCGAACATGCCTGCGGCATCGATTTTTTGAGCCGCTGGCTGGCAATGAGCGGCAACAAGCTGGTGATCGAGATTCCGATCGGCAAGATCGCCGACGCAGAAGACATCCACTCGCTGCAGGAGATCACCCATGAAGCGGTCGGCTCGCTGATCAAGTTTTACCACCAGCAGGCCGGCGCGGACGAAACCCTGGCTGCCGTGCAGAACGCCTTGGAACGCCTCGCCTGGCACCGAGGCAATGTATCGAAGTGCCAGCAACCGGAAATTCCTTTTGATGATTGAGCACAACAAAACAAACAGAATTTTAGGAACGAAATGAGCAAAACACGAATAGACCAACGCCAGGGGGCAAATCTGCTAAAGACCTTGGACGCCATGACTGGCGATTTCGCCAACGGCTACACGGTTCAGGACTTGGCCGATAAAACCGGATTCAAGCCGCGCACCATAAAAAAACATTTGGCGCTTTTGCAAAGCGTGAGCCACGCCGAAATTATCCCGGAAACCGGGCGGCACCGGATCAGCGAGTCATTTGCAAGGGCCATGGTGCAGGCCGCCAGAGCCAGAGGGATTGCGATATGAATCCGGATGTTTACAAACAGAGCGACATGCTTGTGCACAACGTCGCCATTATCCGCGTCTTGGCCGGCCATACCTTCAACGGGCTGAGTAATACGGAAATCAGCAAGTCGATCGGGATCAAGCCGGACAAGGTGACGCGCTATTTGGCAAACCTGAGCAAGCTGGGCGTCGTGCAGGAAACCAAAGTGCCGGACAGATGGCGCCTGGGGCCGGCTTTTGTGCAAATCGCCCTGGCACATCAGGCCCACATGCAGCGGGTCGAAGCCGAACTCGAAGAAGTCAAACAACGTTATAGCCGCAAGGATTAATCATGGCACGCACAGAAAGACCACAGATAGAAGAAGCCGAATTTACCGCAGCGATTGATTTGCAAGCCGCCAATGCGCCGGCCGTGAAAGCCGAACAGGAACTGGCCGAGATCAAGAGCGCCTTTGGGGAAGAACAGCGGCGAACGACCCTCTTGATCGGCCAGCGCGTCGGTCGCAAGCAAATGATCAATGCGATCCAAAAACTGGTAACCGTTACCGATTTGATTGATTTGCAAAATATCAAGGAAACCAAGCAATACAAGGGTTACGAGCATATCACCTCGGATGGAAAACTGGTAATCATTACCACTTTTTCCGAATATTGCCTGTATGTCGAAGGCCGATCAGCGGAAGCCGTGAATCTCGACCTTCTCAACCTAAAGGTATTGGGGGAAGAATTTTTCGATGCGATGCGTCAAATCGGCATCGGCCCCGGCACGATGCGCGACCTGCGGGCCTTGCCGGAAGACGAACGGCAAGCGTTGTTACAGGTTGCCCAGGAAGCCGACAAAGACGCCTTTGTCGATCTCGCTTCGACACTGATCGCCAAACACGAAGCCGACAAACAAGCCGCCAAGAAACAGCATGACGAGCTCAAAGCCACGCTCGATGCCAAGGACGCGGTGGTGCAGAAAAAACAGGAAGAGCTGGCGAAAAAAGACCGGATGATCGACGGGCTCAACGAGAGAATTGCGCTGCATGAGCGCAAGGCGCTCACCGCCACGCCGGACGAAAAAGCCTTGGCCGCGCGCGATGCGGTACTGCGCGCCGCCGAGCGCGTTAAGGCGGCGGTAATGGCCGACCTGCGCGCGGCCATCAAGATTCTGGTCGAAGACGCGCCAGGACAGCATGCCCTGTACGCTTCCGCCTGTCTGATCGAGATCGGCCGGGAGCTGGCCATTTTGCGCGGCGACTTCAACCTGCCGGATACCTTGTCCGAAAGCCTGATGCCTGAATGGCTAACCCAGGAAGATCTGGATGCCATCCAAGGTAAGGGGGCCTGATGAGCGCCGCAATGCTGGAACGATTGGCGGCGGTGGCGCTGGCGGCGCAAGAGGCTCCGCACGGCCAGCGCGGCCAGCTGTACCAAGCCGCCTGTGTCGAGCTGGGTATTTCTCTGCAAACGCTGCATGCCAAGCTGAACGCGATCAGTGTGCGCCCCAAGCGCAAACAGCGCAACGATGCCGGCACGACCAGCCTGCAGCGCGCCGAAGCGGAGATCATCGCTCAGTACTACCTGGAGCATATCCGCAAGAATGCCAAGCGCGTAAAGCCCTGGGAGCAGGCGATGGCCGAACTGCGCAAGAACGGCATGATTGTGGCTGGGCGGGTCGATCCGGAAAGCGGCGAATTGACCTTGCTATCGACCACCGCGATTCAGCGGGCGATGCGCGGCTACGGCCTGCACCCCGAACAATTGCAGGCGCCCGACCCAGTGACGCCGCTGACCAGCAAGCACCCGAACTGGTGCTGGCAGATCGATGCATCGCTGTGCGTGCTGTACAAGCTGCCTGACCAAGGCTACGGCATCGAAGAGGTAAAAACGGTGGAGCGCTACAAGAACAAGCTCAGCCATTTCGCCAAGATCGAGCACAAGCTGGTACAGCGTTATTTGATTACCGATCATGCCAGTTGCGCGGTATTCATCTATTACGCGCTCGGCGGCGAAAGCACTGAGAGTCTGTGTATGCTGCTGGTGCTGGCGATCCAGCAGCGCGAAGCGTACCCGTTTTACGGTATTCCACGCATCATCATGCTCGACCGGGGCAGCGCCAACCGCAGCGCGATGTTCCGCAATTTGTGCAAGGGGCTCGGCATCAAGCTGATCTTTGCGCAGCAGGCGCGCGCCAAGGGCCAGGTCGAAAAAATGCACGATGTGATCGAGCTGGGCCTGGAATCCGGCCTGAAGATGGCGACGCATATCCGCGATGTCGATGCGCTGAACGCCTTGGGCCAGCGTTGGATGCACTGGTTTAACGGCACCCGCAAGCACTCCCGGCACGGCATGACGCGCTACGCGGCCTGGCAGCGGATTACCGCAGAGCAACTGATCGCGACGGATTTATCAACCGCGGAACTGTTGCAGTTAGCGCGCGACAAACCGCAGTCGTGCAAGGTCTCGCCGTATTTGACGGTGCGGTTTAAAGGCATCGACTACGACGTATCGCAAGTTCCTAATGTACTGGTCGGCCAAAAACTCGACGTGTGCCAAAGCGGCTGGCAGAGCGGCACGGCGCTGGCGGTATTGGTGGATGAGGAAGGCTACGACGTATTTCATCCCCTGGCGGAAAAGCCGCGCGATGAGGTATGGGGCTGGTTTACCGACGGTGCGGACATTGGCGAAACCCATGCGCGCCATGCCGACACGCCGGCACAAACCGCGCGCAAGGCGCTGGAACGCTTGGCGATCGGGGCCGAAACGGATGCGGAAGCAGAAGCCAACCGTAAGGCCAAGGTCGCGCCGTTCGGCGGCCAGATCAACCCCTACAAGGAAATGGAAGCGTATCAGGCTCCGGACTATTTCCCGAACCGGGAAACTCCAGCCAAACTGGCCCGCGCCCAAATCGAGCTGATCCGCATGAACATGGTGCAGATGGCTAAATGGCTGCAAGGCCGGCTGGGCGAGGACTATCAGCCTGCCATGCTGGCTGATCTGCAAAAACGGTTTCCGGACGGTGCGACCGACCCGGAACTGGAAGAAGTGCTCGCCGATCTCCGTGCAGGACGCACGGCGGCCGGGCGGGCGAATTTGAAGGCTGTTTAACCGACCATTACGAGGGCAACCGCGCAATGGTCTCCCCAACCCAACCGAGGAATTTTGAATGCTGAATGTGATTAAACGCTATCTGAAACCCAAAACCACCACCCAGTCGACAAGCGCCGAAAAGGGCAAGACCGATGCCGAGCTGCTGATCCTGTACCGCCGCTTTGCCCGCAAGGCGCTGTTCCACAAAAACGTCAAGGTCCATATGGCCAAGATCGAGGCGGATATTCGCGGCGAGGAGGTCGGACATGGCTAGATACACCATCACCATAGAAGACGGCGCCCCGGGCGAGCCGGTCAAGGTCATAGTCGACAAGCAGGTCCCGGCAAATGAAGACCCGCAGGCGCTGACCCGGGCGGGAAAGCTGGCGACCTATGCGCGGATCAAGCTGTTCGAACTGGAACTGGCCGCCAAAGCCGACCACGGGCAACGCATGCAAGAGGCCGATAAATGCTGCCACTGAAAGCGCTGTTGCAGCAAAAAGGCATGAGCCAGGCGCGCCTGGCGCGCAAGGTGAAGCTGAGCCCGGCGACGATCGCACAGCTGTTGAATAAAGGCATTTGGCCGACCAATCCACCGCGCGATGCGTTGCAGGCATCGATTACGGCGGTATTGACGGCCAAGGGCATCGCGGTTTCGGCCGCGCACTTCGAACCCGCGCCTATTGCAGAGGACGCGGAAAAAAACCATAACGCCCAGGAGGGCATTGATATGCTATTACGAAAACAAACCTTAAGTCCACAAGCCCGCAAACATTTTGGCTTGTTCCGCGATCCTTTCGACAACGATGTGACCGAAGCCAGCGACGTGTTCGTGACGCCGGACAGCCGCTATGTGCGGGAAGCGATGTGGAGCACCGCCAAGCTCGGCGGCTTTATCGCGGTGGCCGGCGAGTCCGGCAGCGGCAAGTCGACCCTGCGCCGCGACCTGATCGACCGCATTGCCCGCGAAGACGCGCCAATCGTGATCATGGAACCCTATGTGCTCGGCATGGAAGACAACGATCTGAAGGGCAAGACGCTGAAGGCCGGATCGATAGCCGACTCGATGATCCATGCGCTGAGCCCGCTGGAAAAGCCGCGGCAGACGATGGAGGCGAAGGGCCGCCAGTTGCACCGACTGCTGAAGGACAGCCGCAAGGCCGGGTTCGTGCATTGTCTGATCATCGAAGAGGCGCATGGCCTGAGCGTGCCGACGCTGAAGCACCTGAAGAGATTCTTTGAGTTGGAGGACGGATTCAAGAAGCTGCTGTCGATCATCCTGATCGGCCAGACCGAACTGAAAACCAAGCTCTCGGAGCGGGCGCCGGAGGTGCGGGAAGTGGTGCAGCGCTGCGAGCTGGTGGAACTGGCGCCGCTGGACAGCCACCTGGACGCTTACCTGAAATTCAAGTTCGACCGCGTCGGCAAGCCGTTCGACGAGGTATTCGAGGCCGGGGCGCTGGACGGCCTGCGCGCCCGGCTGATCTTCAGCAATGGCGGCAAGAACGACCGGGGCACGATCAGCCTGATGTACCCACTGATGGTGAATAACCTGGTCACAGCCGCATTGAATCAGGCCGCGTCGCTGGGCTTTCCGAAGGTTTCGGCGGATTTGATTAGGGAGGCGTAATGGCGAATCAACTGGATGCCATCGGCAACGATGCCGCGAGCCTGCCCGACCTGATCGATGCCGCCCAGGTAGCGGCATTGTGCGGCCGGAAAACGCCGGGGTTCACGCATATGAAGATTCGCGACGACCGCAGTTTTCCGCGCCCGCTGAACGGACGCACAGGCGCAGGCGGCCCGCGCATGCTATGGCGGCGCTCGGAAATTTTGCAGTGGATCGAGCAGAAGGAAAACGGCAAAAAAGAGCAGGCGCAGCCCGCCGTCACCGAGCGGCTGCATATCGATACCGCGTTGAAATTCATCAGCGGCCATTTCGACGCGCCGCACGCCCAGAAGGCCTGCCTGCGCCGCATCGAGCGTGCCCGCAAAAACAACATCAAAAACCAAAAACGCATCCGCATCGAAGGGGACTGGAAATGAGTTTTGCAGACCATGACATTGAAAGATTCGGCGAATTGTTTTGCCGGCTGGAATCCATGTATCGGGTGCGCAGTCAGCATGCGCTCTCGTTCGACCTGTTCATGACCGCGCCGGAGCAGAACGAGCGCTGGGTCCACATTTATTTCGCAAATCGGCACCTTCTGGCCCATCGCCGCGAAGGCGCCCATGTCACGCTGCTGGCCTACCTGCAAAACGGGGCGTCCTGCGTGCTGCTCGGCGCGCAACTGATGGACGAGCAACAGCGCGACTCGATCGGCCTGGTCGCCGAACATGCGCTGCTGCCACGGCAGCGGGCGGCGGGCCAGGTGTTCGACACGATGAATGAATATGCGCTGCAAGAAGCCGCCGACAACCGCTTCGAACGCACGCATACGGTCGAGCGCCGCGGCGCCTGCTATGTCGAGGCATTCCACGACTATCACCCGCCGGTCAAATGGAAAACGCGAGGTGTGCATGTCGCATAACGCAGCGCAAGGTTTGCCGGTGTTGGCTCTGGCCGTTGGCATTGGCGCGATCGGACTGATCGGGATCGGCATGATGATGGTTCAATTGCTTCGGGAGATGATCAGGGCTTCGGCTCCGCTCAGCCGGCGGGGGACTGTGGCCGAGCGGATGGCGGCTGCGGATCTTAAAGCGGCAGCCAAGCAGATAGCGGCGGCCGAGTGGAAAAGCGCGGAAAGAAAAGAGCCGGAGTATTGTTTTTATCCCGAATGCACCTGCCCTTTCGATGCGCCCGGCGGGACGGATTGGTGCCTGCGCAAACTGCCGCACAGGGAGCGCAAATGAAGGTAGCATGCCCATCCTGCGGCGCCCTGATGAGCCTGGACATTATCGTCGCCCACGACGGCGCCCGCGACGCGGTGCAGATGGCGCTGAATCTGCCCGCGCCGCTCGGCAAACTGATCATCCAGTACCTGACCCTGTTCCGCCCGCAAAAGCGGCAGTTGACCCTCGACCGGGTCGCCGACATCCTGGCCGAACTGCTGCCGATGATCCTGGCCGAGCGCATCAGCCGCAACGGCAAGGACCATAAGATCGCGCAATTCGTCTGGGCGGCCGGGCTGAAGGAGATCATGATCCGGCACAGAGACAAGCCGCTGACGACGCCGCTGAAAAACCACGGCTACCTGTGCGAGATATTGATTAGCCAGGCGGCCACCGCCGAGGCCAAGCTGGAAGCCAAGGTCGAGCAGCAACGCCGGCAGCCGCCGGCGCGGGAGCAGGAACAGCGCAGCGGCGGCATGAAGGATGTCGGCCAGCATCTGGCCGGCATGAAAGCCGCGCTGAAAGGCCAGGAGCCGTCGATCAGTTTTGCGGAGCTGACCGCGATGGCGCAACAGAAAGAAATTGAACGTAACCAACCCCAAGAGGCAACACATGAGTGATGTAGTAGAACAACCGATCAACACCCAGTATAAGCGCAACGCGCTTGGGCACCTGGTGCCCGTCGAGCAGATCGACGAAATCGACCTGATCAGAGACGAGCTGGTGGACGAGATCATCAAGAACAGCCGCCACCTGCAAGCCGCGATGCGCGACTTTAAGGACCGCACGCTAACCGAAATCGACGCCTTCATCGACCTGTCCGCCGCCGAATACGACACGCAGATCGGCGGCGCCAAGGGCAACGTGACGCTGACCAGCTTCGACGGCAAGTACCGGGTGCAGATCAAGAACCAGGCGAACATCGCCTTCGATGAGCGCCTGCAAGTCGCCAAGCAGTTGATCGACGAACTGATTCACGAATGGGCGCAGGGATCGCGAGGCGAGATCCGCGCGCTGCTGGAGCATGCCTTCCAGACCGACAAGGAGGGCAACATCAACAAGGGCCGCGTGATCAGCCTGTTCAAACTGAAGATCGACGACCCGAAATGGCTGGCGGCGATGGATGCGATTCGGGACAGCATGCAGGCCAGTCACAGCAAGGAGTATCTGGGCCTGTACGAGCGGGTCGGCAATGAAGACAAGTACGTGCGCATTAGTCTCGATATTGCGGGGCTGTGATGGTTTGGGTAACGATCGACCTTTGTGACGGCAAAGAACCGCTCGGATTTTCCGTGAAAGAGGCAGACGAGGCAAGGCTGCGCCAGTTCATGGCCGACTGTCATGCAGACAAACTGGATGCGACGAGATACCGCCGGCTGAGAATTGAAAATGCAAAGCCCTCTGCAGAGGGCTCATTGTTTGTCGGTTACGACAATGAACAAGGCGGTTGTTGGGTTGGTTGCGATCTGGACGCGGCTATTGACGGCCTATTACAGGAGGGTTAATGGACGCAAAAAAAACTGACAACCGCCAGCGCCTGTACACGCTGCTGCAAGTCGGCAAACAGCAGCTCGGCTGGGACGACGAGTTCTATTACGGCATCTGGCTGCCGATGCAGGGCGCGACCAAGAACGCCGACGGCCGGTATTCGGCGACCACGCTGGACATCGGCAAGCTGACGCAGGCGGTCGAGACGATGAAGCGGGCCGGCTTCAAGGTCAAGGCCAAGGCCGATACCAGCAACCGCCCATTGGCCGGCGATGCGCAGTCGAAGAAGATCCGCGCGCTATGGCTGCATCTGCACGATATCGGCGCGGTGCGCGATCCGTCAGAGGCATCGCTGAACGCCTACGTCAAACGGCAGACCGGCATCGAGGCGCTGCAATGGCTCAGCGAGAAGCAGGCCAGCGGGGTGATCGAGGTGTTGAAGCGGTGGCAGCAGCGCGTCGGCGATAAAGCAAACTCTGTACAATAACTATTGACAAAACCTTTTCCGAGAGGCTAGATTATCCCCGCGCCGCACATCGGCGCGCGGGATTGGCGTCTCGGAATAACACGGCACAGGCCGCATCATGCGGTTTTTTTGTGCCTTCGCTCCAGCTCTTCATTTTGTCGGGCTGGGCGGGCTCCATCGAGAGATGGGGGCCGGTCCGTGTTACCGGTACGCCAACCCGTCCAGTCCCGGCACCCATGTTTGGCGTCATGTTGCCGGGTTTAAATCAATTAACACGGAGTTCAACATGAACGAACCACAATCCCTACAAGCGCAAGCTCAGCAACTGGAAACCGTCTGGTTTCACGATCATGCCATCCTGATCGCTACCCTAGATCAAACCCATTATGTGGCGATGAAGCCCATTGTCGAGACAATGGGGCTTGATTGGCACGGCCAGCGCCAACGTATAAATCGCGACCCTATTTTATCGACCTGCGCGGTTATGATAACCTCTCAGCTCCCCGGCGATAGCCAACGCCGGGACATGATGTTTTTGCCGTTCGAGTTCTTCCACGGCTGGCTGTTCACCATCGACGCCTCCCGCGTCAAGCCCCAATTGCAGGAGGCCATCCTGGTTTACCAAAGGGAATGCTACCGCGTGCTGGCGGCGCATTTTTCCAAGCGGGATACTCAGGAGCCGGTTTTAAAGCTGCAAAATCAGTTGCAAAAGGTACAAACACAGCTCACCAAGCTGGAAGCCGCTTGGTTCGCCAAATATCCGCACTGGCGCACGATCCGCGACGATTATTATGTCGGCTACCCGTTCAGCTACATTGCCAAAATGGCCGGCAAGTCGGTCAGCGCCTGCCGCCGGGCGGTCAAGCGCATGGAGGCATGCGGCCTGATCAATCCGCGCCATGCCGCCCTGCACCGCTTATCGCACGGCCAGTACGAGCTGTGGCGCCAAGCCAATCCCACTCTTGGCTGGTAAGGAGACGAGCATGGAAACCCTGGAAGCCCATTTCGAGTTGTCCGAAGCGCAAGAGCACCGCATGTACCGGGTTCGCCACATCATGAAGGTGATGTGCGCGATGGCCGACGCCATCCCGCCTGGCAAGGAGGTCTGTCTGAATCCTGAGTCATTATTCTGCCTGCTGTCCACCCTGGAAGAATTGCTGCCGCAGGATAAGGAGCTAGAGTTTAAGATTCAGTCGCTAACGCCTTAGTTTGTTAAAATGCGGGGGTCTTATTCAAAGGTCCCCGCCCATGATTGACCTCCCCCTGCACCTGTTACCCGTCAAACTCCGCGAAATCGCCGAATACTGCGGCGCCGACACCGCGCTACTGCTGCTCGAACACGCCGGCGGCGGCACCCTTCTCGTCATCCGTCCCGAACATTTAGACGCCATGCATAACCTGGTCATTTGGCTGGGCGTCGAGCGTGCACAGAAGTTCTGCGACGCCTTTGCCGGCGAGATCATCAAAGTCCCCCGCGCCGCGGGGGCGCTGCGCGCGATCCGCAATCAGAAGATCCGCGAGGAACGCAGGTCCGGGGCGACGCTATTCACGCTGGCCCGGCGCTACGGCATGACTGATCGCCAGATTTCGACCATCCTCGGCAACGAGGAGGCGAAAGCCGACCAGTTCGATCTATTTGGCATGGAATGACGACCTGGCACGTCGGCCCTTACTGAAATCCCCTGTTCAGAACCCCTTCGTATTATCCGCACGATCCGCCCCCGCTAAACTACTCCGGACTTCGTTATTTACCGCTACCCGTCCGGAGCGCTGCATGTGAACCCCAACAACCCGCATACGATCGGCCCTTCCGGGCTGGACATCATCAAGACCTATGAGAAGCTGCGGCTGACGCCGTATTTGTGCCCCTCGAACAAGCTGACCATCGGCTGGGGCCATGTGCTGGTGCCCAGTTGGGATGCCGGTCTGTTCGGCATTGCGACGGACACACTCAAGCGCATTATCAGCGAATGCCAGCGCCTGCACTGGGTAACTAAGGATGCGCGAAACCTGCGCATCAGCCCCACCCAGGCCGACGATCTGCTCGACCGCAACGCCAACCAGGTCGCGCTGTTTTTGCGCTCGGTGACGCCGGTGGCGCTGACCCAGAACCAGTTCGACGCGCTGGGCTCGTTCGTCTTCAACATCGGCCAGGGCAACTATGCCGAATCCACCCTGCGCAAGAAGCTGCACGCTGGCGATTTTGACGGCGCGGCGGCCGAGTTTGCGCGCTGGAAATACGGCACGGTGGACGGCAAGAAAACCGTGCTGGATGGCTTGGTTGCGCGGCGCGCGGCCGAGCGGGCTTTGTTTCTTACTCCGGAGGCATCATGAAAATGAAGGTGATTAACTGCGTATTGGCGTGGATCGTTGCGCTCTCTATTTGGACGATTTGCGCTTCGGCACAGGCCGAAACGCCCTGCGAGCGCAGCCGCTTGCAATACGAGGCCGGCGAGGCGGCATGGGATCGCCATTGCGGCCCCGAGCCTGGCAAGCCCTTCCTGGAAGAGCTGAAGAAAGACTGCGCGACCACGACAATGCTGATCGCGGCGCGCAATGCCGTGCCGGGAAATTTTGCATCGTGGAACAGCGAATACGGCTGGGCGTTCGACAGCGCTTGTGAATCCTTATCCCGAGGCGACAAACAATGAGCGGCTGGAAAACCAAGGCGGCGGCGTTTGTTTCTGTCCTGTACGGCCTGGTCGGCTGGTGGGCCGGGCTACACGGCGCGGACGGGGCGATGCAGTTTATTGTCGCCGGCATGACGACGCTGGGCGTCGGCCATAAAATCGAAAAAGCGGGAGCGGCCTATGCGCAAGCACAAAGTAGTTCTGCGGCTGACCTGGTCCGCCGCAATTCTCAGCCTTAGCGGCTGCATGGTGATCGGCGGCGGCTCCAAGGCCGCCGTGCCGGACTTGTGCGCGGCGCTACCGGAGCCGAAGCCCTTCGCCAAGCAGGTCAACCTGGAGATAGTCGAGGGCGATCTGCTGCATGCCGATGCAGGCGGCGAACAATTGATCCGCGAATATACCGGGGCAATTGCGGCGCACCGGGCGGCATGCGGCAAGTAATGCTGCTGACGCTGGCGTTATCGGGGTGCGCGTCGCCGTGTCATTTGGCGCTGACCTACGACGGCGAGCTGACGCGGCCGCTTTATCTGTACCAGTTTCAGCCGGGGGTGAAGTGTGTTTATTGAATGGCGCAAACGAATTGAACACCGGCTGACGGTGTATTTGCTGGCGGACTATCGCGGCAGCCGGATTGATGGCTATTGCTGGGCGATGGTAGCAGTTTTGATTATGGGATTGGGAGTGATCTATTTATGACCCTGCAACAAATTGGCGAGTGGCTGAAATCGCTGCTCAAGTTCGCGACCGGCGCCGTGAAGACGCTGGCACCCGCCGCTCAAGCCGTGGGTGCGGCGACCGGCAATAAGGAAGTCGTCGATGCGGCAAAATTGGCCGAAGCCTCGGCGACGGCAGTCGATAAGGCGATGGATGAAGCGGAGCGGGAAAAATAACATGCGCCGTGCACATATGCTTATCGCTGCGATAGCCAGCTTGGCATTTTCTGCCCCTTTAGAGCATGTGCCGCGAATGGTTTTATCGCCCAGCCCCATGGAATCCATCGCATTTCATCGCGAAGCCAAAGGCAAGCGCAGACGCTCACGACATGAAGTAAGAGGCTGGTAATGGACATCGCCGACCGCGCCGATCTGGAGATCGAAATACAACAACGGGTGCAGCGTGAGCACATGCACCGCGATACGCCCGAGGCGATCGCGATCGGCGAATGCCTGTTTTGCGGCGAGCCGCTGGCGGTCGGCATGCGCTGGTGCGGGACCGAATGCCGGGATGATTGGGAAAAAGAGGTCAGCCGATGAGCACTGTATTGGAATTTTGGCCCCTTTTCGTCGCCGCCGGCGCGATCATGACCACTTTTGTCGGGGCGCTGTGGGCGGTCGGCAAGGTGCTGATCAAGCAGGTGATGGCCCGGCTCGACGAACGTTTCCAGGCGATGGAGACCGCGCGCATCGAGGCAAGCCGGCACTGGGACAACAAATTTGCCGCGCTGGAGCAGGCCGCCAGCGCCAACGAACAGGAATGGCGGCGCGTCGAGCGCGACGTGCTGACGCTGAAGGCCGACCTGCCGCTGCATTACGTGCGGCGCGAGGATTATGTGCGCAACCAAACGGTCATCGAAGCCAAGATCGACGGCCTGGCGATACGACTTGAAAACGCATTTTTAAAAGGAACCCACGATGGCTGACATGCAAAAGATCAGACGCGAAACGATTCGCTGGATGATCTTGCTGACCCTGAACAACGCCCGCCCCGAAGGCGCCTACGAAAAGATCCCTCTGTCGGTGGTGCAATCGGAATACCCGGATTCGACGCAGCAGGAAGTCCGCCGCGAGCTGGATTATCTGCACGAGCGCGACCTGATCATGATCGACAAGCAGCCGGACGGCCGCTGGAAGTGCAAGCTGGACCGCTACGGCATCGACGTGGTCGAGTACACGGTGCCGGTCGAACCGGGTATTGCGCGGCCGGAGAAATACCACGATGCCTAGACCGTCGCCGATCGACGACTTTACGCCGGAGCAGCGCGCCGCATTCGAGAGCGAGCTGATCCGGCGTAACTTCAAGGATTATGACGGCCTGGTCGACTGGCTGAAGGCCAACGGCCTGGAGCTTTCGCGCAGCGCGGCCTATCGGCACGGTAGCAAGTTGCAGCGCCGCTTGCAGGCTGTGCGCAACAGCACCGAGGCCGCCAAGCTGATCGCGGAGGCCGCGCCGGACGATGCGGATTTAAGGTCGGCGGCGGTGATTTCTATGGTGCAGAGCGAGCTGTTCGATGTGATGGTCACGCTGCAGGATCTGGATGAAGCTGAGCCGGCCGAGCGAGTGATGCTGCTGAAAGAGGCGGCGCGCTCGGTGCTGGATATGACCAAGGCGAGCGTGTTGCAGAAGAAGTGGCAGGCCGATATCAAGGACAAGCTGGATAAAGCATTCAGCAAGCTGGAAACGCAGGCCGGCGAGACGCAAAGCGGGCCGAAGAAGCTCGATGCAGACACGTTGGCGGCTGTGCGGAGGGAAGTTTATGGTCTCGTTTGAGTTGAAGGCCTATGCACTAATCGGCGCCATCGTTGGAGCATTATTTGCATTACCGGTTTACATATTGTTTGGGATCTGTGAGGGCGTAGTCAAGGCAGCAAAACACGCGATTGCAGACTATAACGAAATAATAGCTCCATTCAAATGACCGCCCTCGATCTCTACCCCTACCAAAAAACCTGGCTGAAAGACAACGCCCGCTTCAAGCTCGGCCGCTTCGCCCGGCAGACAGGCAAGACCTTCACCACCACGCTGGAGCTGGTCGATGACGTACTGGAATCCGAGGCCAAAGGCATCAAGTCGCCCTGGGTGATCCTGTCCCGAGGCGAACGCCAGGCGCGGGAAGCGATGGAAGAAGGCGTATTCCGCCACCTGGAAGCCTACGGCCGCGCCGCATCGAGCTATGGCGTGGAAGAGATAGACTGGTATGACGAGGACTCTGGCCTCAAGCGCAAGGCGTTGCAGGTGGTCCTCAGCAAGCTGAACAAGATCACCGCGCTGCCGGCCAATCCGGACACCGCGCGCGGCTTTTCGGCGAACGTGTTTTTGGACGAGTTCGCCTTTCATGCCGACAGCCGCAAGATCTGGACCGCGCTGTTTCCGGTCATTTCCGCCGGCTTCAAGCTGCGCGTGACCAGCACGCCCAACGGCAAGGGCAACAAGTTTTATGACCTCTGCACCAGCGAAGACAGCGCCTGGTCGCGCCATACCGTCGATATTTATCAGGCGGTGGCGGACGGCTTGCCGCGCGATGTGGAGGAAATGCGCCAGGCGTTGAACGATGAGGATGCGTGGGCGCAGGAATTCGAGCTGCAATGGCTCGATGAGGCGTCGGCCTGGTTGTCGTTTGAGTTGATCAATAGTGTGGAGCACGATCATGCGGGGATTACGGAGCATTATGCTGGCGGTGGTTGTTTCGTGGGCGTTGATATTGCCGCCCGGAACGATTTGTTTGTCATCTGGGTGTTTGAGGCGGTGGGCGATGTTCTCTGGACCCGCGAAATCATCTCCCGGCGCCGTATCAGTTTTGCCGAGCAGGATGCCCTTTTATCTGATGTGTTTGCACGATATCGAGTGTTGCGCTGCTGCATGGACCAGACAGGCATGGGAGAGAAACCTGTTGAAGATGCACAGCGCCGCCATGGTTCGAGCCGCGTCGAGGGCGTGTTATTTACCGGCCCGAATAAGCTCTTATTGGCGACGACAGGCAAGGAGACGTTCGAGGACCGTCGGCTACGCATCCCCGCGGGAGTCGCCGAACTTAGAAATGATTTGCATAAGCTGAAAAAAGAAGTCACGGCAACCGGAAGTCCGCGCTTTGTCGCGGACTCCGACAGTGCAGGCCACGCCGACCGGGCGTGGGCCTGCTTTTTGGCGATTCATGCGGCATCTAATCCACCGTCATTGATAGAGTTCGAATCGACCGGCAAACGCCGGGTGATACAGGATGCGGTTTCTATCCATGACGATGGCGATCGGGTCGCAGGCATCAACGATTTTCACGGGTACATATGACCTATAAGGTGCAAAACGGCGTATTGATTCCGGCAAGTTTCGCCGAAGAACGGCCAACCAAACCGATTTTCGAGGAAGTGGCGACTACGGCCGATGGCCGCGATATTACGCGGGGGTTCGTCGATGGCTTGCAACTGTTGCCGCCGACCGACAGCATCCAGCATCTGCGCGGCGTGGATCTGCGCGTGTACGACGAAGTGCGCCGCGACGACCAGGTCGCCACCGTCCTGCAGCAGCGCAAACTGGCGCTGTCGAGCAAGGAATGGACCGTCGAACCGGGCGGCACGAAGCGCGCGGACAAGGCCGCGGCGGATTTTATCGAGGAACAGCTCGACAATATCCCCTTCGACCGGTTGACCGAGAAAATGCTGTCGGGCCTGTTTTGGGGCTATGCGGTAGCCGAGTGCCTGTGGGTGCGCGACGGCCAGTTTATTGCGCTGGCCGATGTAAAGGTCAAAAAGCAGCGCCGCTTCGGCTTTGCGCCGGACGGATCGCTCCGCCTATTGACCTCGAAATCGCCGCAGGGTGAGGAATTGCCTGCGCGCAAGTTCTGGGCGTATGCCACCGGCGCCGACGATGACGACGATCCGTATGGTCTGGGCTTGGCGCACTGGCTGTATTGGCCGACGTTTTTCAAGCGCAACGGCATCAAGTTTTGGCTGATCTTCTTGGAAAAGTTCGGCATGCCGACGGCGGTCGGCAAATACCCATCGTCGGCCAGCAGCGAGGAGAAAAACCGATTGCTGCAGGCGCTGTACGCGGTGCAGGTGGACAGCGGCATCCGGATTCCGGACACGATGCAAATCGAGCTGCTGGAAGCGGCGCGTTCAGGATCGGCCGATTACACGGCGCTCTATGACCGCATGAACGCGGCGATCAGCAAGGTCGTGCTCGGGCATACCGGCGCTTCGGATTCGACGCCGGGCCGTCTGGGCGGCGAGGACATGGCGTCGGAGGTGCGCGGTGACTTGATCCAGGCCGACGCGGATCTGATCTGCTCGTCGTTTAACCTGTCAGTCGTGAAGTGGCTGACCGACTGGAATTTTCCCGGTGCCGTACCACCCCGCGTCTGGCGTGAAGTGGAAGAGCCCGAAGACTTGAAGGCGAGGGCCGAGCGCGACAAGGTGATTTTCGATATGGGTTACAGGCCCACGCTGAAATACGTCCAGGAGACCTACGACGGCGAATTCGAGGCAAAACCAGAAGCCAATCCTAATACCCCTCCGAGAGAGCCGGCATTAGCTCCGGCCAACCGTTTGCCCGCCCAGCTGGATAATGCTGGGCGGGAGGCTCAGTTTTCCGAAAATCCGGATCAACTGACACCACCGGAACGGATGGTCGATCGTCTGGCGAAAGACACGGCCAAGCCCGGCCGCGCCTGGATGGACAAGATCATGGCGATGGTGGATGCGGCCGACTCGCTGGAGCAGCTGCGCGACATGCTGACGAACGCCTACGGGGATTTGCCGAGCGATGACATGACCAATGTAATGGCGCTGGCATTTGCTGCGGCTGACCTGGCGGGGCGATTCGATGTTAAGCAAGGCAATTAATGCCATTTAATATCAAGCCAGAAAAAATAGGCTTCAATCCGCGCGAAAACGGTGCGTTTCAGTTGCCGTTTCCGGAGCAGATCGATTTTTTTCGGCAAAAACTGAATCTGCCAACCGAACATTACGACGACATCATCAAGAGCGCGCATGATCGCGCGTTTGTGGTCGCCGGCGCGGCCAAGGCCGATCTGCTGAACGATCTGCGCAAGGCGGTAGATCGGTCTATTGCCGAGGGCAAGTCGATCGGCTGGTTTCGCCAGGAATTCGACAAGATCGTGGCGAAACACGGCTGGACAGGCTGGACGGGGGAAGGGACCGACGCAGGCCGAGACTGGCGCACGCGCGTGATTTATAGGACCAATCTGTCGGCTAGCTATGCCGCTGGAAGGTATGCCCAACTGACGAATCCGGCGCTGCTAAAAAGCCGGCCATATTGGAAATACATCCATAATGATACGGTCCAACATCCTCGCCCATTGCATCAGAGTTGGAACGGTCTGGTGTTGCGCTATGACGACCCGTTTTGGCAATCGCATTTCCCGCCGAACGGTTGGGGCTGCCGCTGCCGGATAACCGCGGTGCGAGCGGATCAGTACAAGGGCGACAGAGCGCCTGACGACGGCACGTATGAGTTCGTCGATCGGCACGGCGAGGTTCACCGCATGCCGCAGGGCGTCGATTATGGATGGGATTATGCGCCGGGGGCGAGCCGCAGCACGCCGCTAATAGATATTGTTAACAAAAAACTGATCGATTTGTCGGCGCCGATCGGTGCCAATATGGCACGGGAGATAGCGCCAGTCATCGCGATGGAAAGGCAACTATCATGGACGGATACATTGACGGAGTGGCTGTCTACACCGCAATCTGGCCGTGTTGCGGTTATTGGTAGTATTTCGCCATCTATTTTGGATTGGCTTGCCATCGAAAAGTTGGCAAGTCCTGGAACGGCAGAAATATCGATCCGAGAAGGATTAATACGTGGAACAAAACAGGCTCGCCACGACAAACAAGGCGATGGACTCAACGAGGAAGAATGGCGTAGATTGCCCGGAATTATCGATGATCCCGACCAAATTTTGTTCGACGTGCAAACAGGCAAACTGATATATATAGTGTCATCAGCCGATGCCGGCATCAAAGTGGCGGTCGAATTCGACTATTCGAAGAAAGGACAGAAGACGAATATGTTGGTCTCCGCCTTTCGTCAGTCGGAAAGGATTATTGCGGACCGCATCAAAGGCGGCCTGTACAGGGTGATAAAAAAATGAGAGCGGGAGGACGGCAATCCCTCCATTCGTCCTATGGACGCCACGTGGAAGCCGATTTTCCACGCCTCGCTCTCGTCATCGTAGGATAGTTTGAGCTTCGAAAAATTCCAATTTTTTTTATTTTCACATCGCGCAAAATATTTTTATTTTTTGTTCCTCTTTATTTCGTTTCGTTTCGTTTTATTCCGATTTATCTAGCTTTCCCCCTTCCATTTATCTAATCTCTGTTCAGCTTACCAAAAATATGTTGATGAAATCGTCGGCGTTCAGCGCATGGTTGCCAACATGATAATTAACCGAAAGGTAGAAGAGATTAAAAGTGATGAAAGCGATAAAGCGGGTTCACTGACGCGTGACGGTGAAATGAGCTTGACTCTCATCCTGGTGGTTAAGAAACAAAGCAAATTTTTTACCTTGGACGATGTTGATTTGGAAGGCTTGGAAAAATGG